TATAATGAATATTTTTTATCTTAGTAATGATCCTATTGAATGCGCTCAATTTCATAATAACCGCCACCTGGTAAAAATGGTTTTAGAATATGCTCAACTACTTTCTACTGCACACCGTATTCTTGACGGTGTTCTTTCTACTGGCGTCAGTAAATCTGGTCGCAAGAAAACTGTATATGCTCTTGCCGACGACCGTGATTCCGTTCTCTACTCTGCTACTCATGTTAACCATCCATCTGCGGTATGGGTAAGACAATCAGATAAAAACTATGATTGGCTATTCAGTTTGTTTCAAGCATTGATGGATGAATACACTTATCGTTATGGTAAAGTTCATGCATGTTCTAAATTGGAAATGCATCTTGCTAGGATACCAAATAACATTCCGCAAGCACCTTTTACTGAACCAACACCTGCTATGCCACCTGATCTAAAAGTAAAAGGTGATTCGATTGCATCCTATCGAAACTACTATGTAAACAACAAAGCACATCTTGCAAATTGGAAAAAACGAGATGTTCCTATGTGGTATTCTCAGGGAGACCATATTGTTTTACATGGATGATGAGGACCGTGATAAATATATAAAATTAGTTAAGGAAGAACAACGTAATAGGCTAGTCAAAAAACTAGTCCTATTTACGTTGGTTTTTGGTATTTGTATTACATCATATTATGTTATTCCTTTATTTTTCAATAACCAACTTACTTGTACATTTACACGATGATCTATACTTTTAGAAATACTGAAACTGATGAAATTACAGATGTCACGATGCGATTATCAGAATATGATGAATATGTGAAAAGCAATCCCCACCTAGAACGATACTTTTTGGTTGAAAACTTCCCAGGATACGGAGACGCTATGCGTATGTCTGTTCCTGGTGTTGGTCAGCCTGACGGACGATTTGAACGAGAGATTATTGGAAGAATTAAGGAGAAAGTACCAGGTAACACCGTGAAAGATTTCCATAAAACGAAAGCACCTAGAGAATGGTAATTCAACCAGTACAGAAAATCCCAGCCTTATTACAACAACAACAAAAAGGTGGCAATTATGGCGGCAACAAAGGCAAAGAAGTCTCCGGCGGACGAAGCGGTAAAGCAACACTTCTTTCTGAAGGAAATAGAACCACTAACGAAAAACCAACAAAAAACATTTGAGGAGTTTGACAAAGGAAAGCATTTAGTTCTTGCAGGCTCAGCAGGTTCAGGTAAGTCGTTTCTTGCTTTATATTTGAGTTTGAAAGAGGTATTGTCGAAAGGTTCGTACTATAAGAAGGTTATTATTATCCGATCGGCAGTACCATCAAGAGATTTAGGTTTTGTTCCTGGTACACTGGAAGAAAAAGCAAAAATCTACCAAGAACCGTACATGAATATTGTAAATGAATTGATTGGTCGTGGTGATGCATGGCATTTTTTGATGAATAAAGAGATTATTGAATTTCAGACTACCAGTTTTCTACGTGGCTTGACATTTAGAGATTGTATCATTATATTTGATGAGTTTCAGTCGTCAACGTTTCATGAAACAGACTCGGTACTGACTAGAATTGGTGATAACTGTAGATTTTTGTTGTGTGGGGATTCTGCACAAAATGATTTGAATATGAAGAAGGAAAGAAGTGGATTTGCTGATGCGGTGTCTATTTTGGAAAAAATGAAGGAAGTGAGTATTGTGAATTTCACTATTGATGATGTGGTCAGATCAGGGTTTGTTAAAGATTATTTGATTGCAAAGCAAAAACAAGGATTATAAACTGAAAGTTATTAATATGATTAAAGAAGCTAAATTATTTGAACAACAAGGTTATGTGCATCTTAAAGGTTTTTTGAATGTAAATAATTGTCAAGAACTAGTAGATGAGCTCTTCAGATATGTAGAGCAGAAAAAAACAGTGAAAGATCCACAATGTCCTGCATCTGAGGCAATTCATGGTGCTGCTGTTTTTGACTCACTATTAGAACAATTATTACCAAATTTTGAACTGGCATCTGGTAAAGAACTTCTACCCACTTATAGTTATGCTAGATTATACGCTCCTGGTGATGAACTTCACAATCATACAGACCGAGAGTCTTGTGAGATAAGTGCTACTATTACTTTAGGTTTCGAAGGCGATAGTTGGCCTATTTACATGGATGATGATATAAACAAGTCTAATCCATCTAAAATTAAGATGAACGTTGGTGATGCTGTTTTATATAAAGGCATGGATAAACACCATTGGCGTGAAAAGTACACTGAAGGTAAATGGCATGCACAGGTATTCCTTCATTATGTGGATGCGAATGGACCATATAAAGATCATATCTACGATAAACGAGGTAAATTAAATTTAGTGCAACAAGATTCAGTAAAACAAGAATCTCAACAAAAAATCAATTTTATTCAGCACTGGTATTATACTGACGTTATTACTTCAGATGAGTGTGATACTATTATTTCTACATATACTAAAGATTTTATAAAGACGGAACCTCCTGAGCTTGCAGATGGGGCAATAAATACTAATATTCGTAATGTTGAACGTGTTATGTTACCCCCATACAAAGACCTTGGTGGTAAGTTAGCAGCTGCAGGTTTCAATGCAAATAACCAAGCTTGGAAGTTTAACATAACTCATGCTAATCAGGCAGAGTTTTTAAAGTATCCTGCTAATGGAAGATACACAGCACACATGGACACAATGTTAAACCCTAATGATACAGAATGCCGAAAACTAACTATTTTAGCTTTTTTAAATGATGATTTTGAAGGAGGAAAGTTCTTTATTCAAGATGGTCACGAAAAATGCTACCCGCCGCAAAGCAAAGGCACCGTATTAGTTTTTCCTTCTTTCTTGGTACATGGTGTGGAAGATATTATATCTGGTGTCCGATATTCAGCTGTTTGTTGGTTAGTTGGTCCGTTCTTTAAATAAAAACAAGGATTATGAATACTCCTAAAGTTACTAAATACTTCATCCATATAGGAGAATAATAAAAATGGCAATTTCAATAGATTCAACAACACTAACCTTTAATGATGCAACGACAATGACAACGGCCGCGACACCTACAGGTGGTGTCGTACAATCAGTAACACTCACGGATACAGGCACTTGGACTAGGCCTACTCCACCATCCGGTCAGATATATCAATGGATGAAAGTGCAGCTATGGGGTGGTGGTGGATCTGGAGGTAAAAATACATCAAACTCCGGAGGCGGCGGTGGTGGCGGTGCTTATTTTGAAGGAACATTTCCATTTGCCTGGTTAGGCGCCACTGAAAGCTATGCGTGTGGTGCCGGAGGTGCAGCTGTTAGTGCAAGCGCTGCCGGAAATGCTGGAGGAAATACGTATTTTAATTTTACATATTATCCACCAGCAGTTCTGACACTATATGCCTACGGTGGTGCAGGCGGTGGTGGTGGCACTGGTCAAGCTCAAGGCGGTGGAGGTGGCGGTGGTGAGTTTGCAGCAGGATCAGCAGCAAGTGGTACATCTGGTGGATCTGGTGGTAAGGTATCGGGTGGCGCTGGTGGTCTTAGCGGCGGCACTTCAACGGCAGGTTCACCTGGTGGCACCACGATCTACGGAGGAGGTGGAGGAGGTGGAGGAGGTGCACCCGGTGCAGTAGGAACAGGAGCAGGAGGATACTCACTCTGGGGAGGTGGAGGAGGAGGTGGTGGCAACAGTTCAGCAGGAACATATAGTATGAACAATGGCGGCCAATCAAAATTTGGTGGTGATGGTGGGTACGGCGTAGGTAATGGTTCAATTAGTGCCCAAGATGGAGGTTCTCCAGGTGGTGGAGGAGGTGGTCTCAGAGGAGGTCCTACGTCAGGCGCAGGTGGTTCAGGTGCAATAATTTTAACTTGGTGGTAATTATGGAAAATAAAAGATACGCTGTAATAAACAATTATACAAATATTTGTGAAAATATTGTCGTGTGGAATGGTCAAAATAATTGGCAACCACCAACAAATACTCATGTTATTTGTATAGAAGATTTAGAAGTTGGTATTGGTTTTAAATATGAGAATGATACATGGACGGATGTTCGTTTCGAATCTGAAAATACATCTAACACATCTAATACATCTACATAACAGATCAACTCATTATTATGTTTACATATTGCACACCAAAAGAACTTCAAGACTTACAATCTCAAACCTTTCCTGATGGAAAAAGATACTACAAGTTACCAGATGGCACTAAACTGCCATCGGTAACTACAGTCATTGGTGCTCAGAAAAAAGCAGCCATCATGGCATGGAGAAAGCGTGTAGGTGAAGAAGAAGCAAACAGAGTCTCTAAAAAAGCAACATCACGTGGTACTAATGTTCATACTTTATGTGAGCGTTATCTCAACAACGATAAACTCGGTGATATCATGCCAGATGCTAAAGAGATGTTTATTGATCTAGTACCATTGTTAGATAGAATAGACAACATACATTATCAAGAACAGGCGTTATGGTCTGTACAGTTAGGTCTAGCGGGTCGTGTTGATTGTATTGCAGAGTTTGATGGTGTGCTTTCTGTGATTGACTTTAAGACTTCAAAGAGAATCAAACAACGTGACGATATTCTAGATTATTTTTGGCAAGAAACTGCCTATGCGTTGATGTATGAAGAACTAGTTGGTCAACCAATAAATAATTTAGTTACGATTATGGCAGTCGAAGGTGCATCACCTGCTTTGTTTATTGAGAAAACTGAAGATCATATTGATGGTCTTGTGAATGCAATCAAATATTATAAGGAACAACAATGAAAAAATTATTAATTGGTTTGTTATTTGTATCATCATTTGCACACGCATGGACACAACGACCACCACAAAATCCACAAACATGTAAAGTACATGCACAATATGGATTTCCACAAACTACTGGTATACAACCAATCTGCCGTCAAGCATATCTTGTAGGTTATGATGCTGCTGCAAAACTACCAAAGTATGTAACATATCAATTGTTACCACAGAATGCAATTGGTTGTGTTGCACGTACCAATGCATTTGCTGCTGACCAATCTGTACCCAATGGTGCAAAACCAGATGACTATGCAGGTACAGGTTACGATAAAGGACATATGGCACCTGATGGTGATTTGTCATGGGATACACAAGTAGAATTTGAATCGTTTCTAATGACTAACATGAGTCCACAAGCAGGATCATTGAATCGTGGTATTTGGAAACTATTAGAAACATCTGTACGTGGTTGGGCAGTACAATTGAATCAACCATACACTGTTTACGTTGGTAGTTTATACAATGCACAAGATAAGAAAATTGGTAATGGTGTTGTTGTACCACACTCATTTTATAAGATTGTGATAAATAATACTACAGGACAGGCAGCAGGTTGGATGTTTCCACATATTGCACCATACCCAAATCTAGGTAATGATTTGAATGCATTTCGTGCACCGATCATGACTATTGAAAGTGCAGCAGGTGTTAAGTTTAGTTATCCAGCAAAAGTACAAGAACTACCAAAAGGTCAAATGTGGCCAGTAGATTTTGGTGCATTGACTAATGCCAAACGTGCCAAATGTGGTGCAAACGCAAAAGACGATTGACAGATAACAGTTGATGGTGTATACTCACTATTGACTTGAAGAATTGTTGTATGAAGTAGAATGAAAGGTGTTCTGGACCCGGCTATCGTATGCCGGCATCTCCACCAAAAGGACTTTTATGTTTGAAAATTGGTATTGGATTTATATGTGGGGCATTTTAGTTACAGTGAACTATATGTTCTGGATTATAAAAAGTCTTTTTGATGGGGATGACAGGATTCGACAGGGCAATAAGTAAGGATATGGACAACACGGCAGATGACGACCGTAAATCGCATAAAACTAGTAAATGCAAACGATGCATATTTTGGAGAAGAACGCCTAGCGGCTTAATTCTCTTGGGGTTTCGCAAGGTGTCCTTATTACCCAATCACCTTGCATTTTAATGGTTTTAATTATTACATTTGCGTTACGTTATGAATATATAATTATAGTCGTAGTATTTCGCTATGACACATCAAGGAGAATGATATGAAATGGACTACACCTTCAGCACAAGATATGCGTTTTGGTTTTGAAATTACACTTTATATCGCAAATCGCTAATATATAAATAAATCAAGAGTTAGAGTTCTCTATAAAAACTCAATACACATAATAAGAATAAGTAAAATTAATATGATACCCTATGAGATTTTTTTGAACTTTTTCTGATCCAAAATTAAAAAATTAAAAGAAGGTAACATCAATGACTTTGCCGGCAAGTGGTGCGATTTCCTTATCTAATGTTAATGTAGAGTTAGCGTTATCATCAACTGCGGTGATTAGTTTAAATGATACCGTAGTACGTTCACTATTTGCTGTGCCTTCTGGTGCTATCTCCATGAGTAATGGTTATGGAAAATCATCTAGCTCATATACAAATGTGGCCATTTTTATAGGAACAACCAGAACATCTTATACGTTAGATACCGCAGCAGTAACTGGATACTCAGCAGGTCAAACTAATGTAACCTTAACTATAAATGCATCAACATATCTGTACTCCACTAACGCTAACGTTGCCGCATTAACAGTAGGAACATTTGCAGCTGGTGATACCATAACAATTGTCAACAAAGGATTCGTTATGGGTGCAGGAGGTAATGGAGCAACTTATACTAGTACAATACCAGCTGGTTTAAAAGCTAATAATGGAGGATCAGCTATTAGTCTAGGATTCCCTGTTACCATAGATAATTCACTTGGTTATATGGGCGGCGGCGGTGGAGGAGGAGCTGGTGGCTTTGGTAGTAAAACCGGAGGTGGTGGAGGGGCTGGTGGTGGAACTGGTGGTGGTTCATATTATTCTGGTGGACTTCCAGTGGGTACAGGAGGAGCAGGAGGTGCAACTGGATCTTCTGGTGGTGCAGCATCAGGAAATGCTCAGAATGCAGCAAGTCCAATAAGCGCAACCATTTTTTATGGATCGGGTGGAGGTGGTGGGCGAATTTTAAACAGTCCAGGTGGAGGCGCCGGCGGTATAGTATCACCAATCACAGGGGCACAAGGTGGCCGACAAGGTGGCGGAGGAGGTTATTCTATTAGAGGCCCCTCGCCCACTCAGCAGTTTAACGGTGGTACTGGAGGAGCTCTTGGTGCTACTGGCGGCCAAGGCGGTGATGGTACTGACTCCGGCGCAGCAGGTGGTGGTGGAGGTTTTGGTGCATCAGGTGGTCCGAATGGTCCGTCGACTAGTTTGCCTGCTGGGACGGGTGGAAAATTGATAGCACTCAATGGATTTACAGCAACCTTTACTGGACCAGTAGGAATACGGTACGGTTCAATAGCTTAGGATAAATATGCAAACAGTTTATAGAATTTCAAACCCTGCACAGGGACTATATATAGAAACAGATTCAATTGAATCTGCTAAAGAGGCAATGATTAAACAAGCATTAGAATTCTACTTGCAGCATACACATCAAAACCCAATTTCTGTAGTGGAAATTGATGATGTTGGAGCAGAAACTTGGAGAAATTTGTCGAGTGATGAAATGCGAAGATTACCATATGAAGAATATTTAATATCTTTAAGAAATCTGCTTAATGCTAGTTAATTAAGATAAATAAATTAAGAGTTAGAGTTCTCTATAAAAACTCACTACACACAAACACACAACAAGGAGAAGTAAAATGAGTAATCTCTCACCGTTCGAGATTCGCCTCGAACTTTTAAAAATGGCACAAGGACTTTTGTTAGAAGAATATCACTCTAATAAAGATCGTCTAACCAATGAATGGCACGTTAAGGTAGAGTCCGCAAAACTAAACGGACATCAAATACCTGAACATCCTGCATTCCCAACATACCCCTCAGAAACAGACATCATTAACAAGGCACAATCCTTGAACGGGTTCGTTTCTAATATCACACCAGAAAAGACTATCACTAAAAAGTCTACCTCTAATTCGTAATTGGGGAAAAAGAGGCCAGCGTATTTTCGTTGGTCTCCAATCAACAAGGAGAAATAAGATGACAAAATTAATTTCATCTGCATTACTATTACTATTGGCGTTCGGTATCCAACTTTCAATACATGCACAAGAACCACAAGTGGAAACGAAAGAAGTTGTACGAGAACTCTTAAACAAAGAAGTATTGTGTCTTGCTAAGAACATATACTACGAAGCAGCAAGTGAACCATATGAAGGTAAACTTGCAGTGGCGCAGATTACTTTGAATAGAACAAATGATCCTAGATATCCAAAAGATATTTGTGGTGTGGTATACCAAAAAACAAATTATAATGGTAAAGTAACTTGCCAATTTACATGGACATGTTTTAAAGAATATGCCATTAGAAGCAAATATCTCTGGGAAGAATCTTTGTTGGTTGCTAGGAGAGCATTGACAGAAAGTGTTCTACATGATAAGATAGCACAGACTAATGCCTTACACTACCATGCAGTATATGTTGATCCTAAATGGTCTAAAGGTAAGATTGTCGCCCGTATTGGAAACCATATATTTTATTTGTGATTGATTAAAATGCCTACGAAGGATGAAATGAGAGAGTTTAGTTTAATGATTGAGAAGTTGGCCAAAGAAAAAGGTTTAACGTACATGGAGGCAATTCTTTATCATTGTGAACAAACTGAGTTTGAAATTGAAGTTGCTGCCACACTAATCAGTCAAGCATTAAAGGCAAAGATTAGTGAGGAAGCACAAAAGTTGAATATGATTAAGAAACAATCTAGATTACCTATATGACAGAAACAAATGGTTTTGATGCGTATTGCCTTTATAATTCATTGAGATTGCATTTTACCAGTCCTACTTATGATTTCGTAAAGTACAATGGTAAAACAAATGTGAGCAAAGATAGTTTTATGGTGAGAAAAGATAAATTCTCATTCTATAAACTGGCAAGGCAGTATTATATCGAGGACTTAAAGTATTTCATTATTGCTAACTTTCTGGTTGGCAAAACTCGATACATACAGGAACTTATTGAGCAGGACGCTGTCGATACATACACCGCATGGTTGAAACGTACACAGGCCCTCTCCTACAGGTTCAAGGAGGATTTAGGTGCATTATTCGAGCATTCTCCAGCACAGTTGCTAAAAGTGAAAGATGGACAATTGCCATTAGTTGTCAATTTGACAATGAGGAATGTTGTTACCATTGAGACACTGGTTATCTTGGATGACCTGATTGGATTGTTTAATGCATGGGATGGAAAGATTGATGATGATATTGTATGGCCAGACTTTAGGAATAAATGTCTCAAGTACAAACCATTTTTAGATTATGATAAAGAAGCATTTAAAAAGATGTTTATGGAAACAGTTAAGTCATGTCAGTGATATTGACATCGACTAAATATTATGATATCATGAGTAGTCAGTGGACAAGTCGTTTATATACCGTTTATACACCGTTAATAAGGAGAAAGCATGTCATTTGCAAATTTGAAACGAGAATCAGGTAATCTCGATAAACTTACCAAAGCAATCGAAGCACTTAATACCACATCAGAAGGTTCTTCAAGCAAAGAAAACTTCTGGAAACCTGAGATTGATAAAGCAGGTAATGGTTATGCAGTGATTCGTTTCTTACCTGCACCTCCCTCAGAAGAAGATGGTCTCCCATGGGTCAAACTATTCAATCATGGATTTCAAGGTCCTGGTGGATGGTTGATCGATAATTGTTTGACCACAAAGAACGAAAAGTGTCCAGTATGCGAACACAATTCGACTCTTTGGAATTCAGGTATCGAAGCAAATAAAGAAGTTGCACGTAAACAAAAACGTAAACTTTCCTATATTGCAAACGTCTATATTGTTGAAGATAGCAAACATCCAGAGAACGAAGGTAAAGTGTTCCTGTTCAAGTTTGGTAAGAAAATCTTTGACAAAATCAGTGAAGCAATGAACCCACAGTTTGAAGATGAGAAGGCAGTCAATCCATTTGATCTATGGAAAGGTGCTAACTTTAAACTGAAGATTCGTAAAGTTGAAGGTTATCAGAACTATGACAAGTCTGAATTTGAGACAGCAGCACCACTGTTAGACAATGATGATGAACTTGAAAAAGTTTGGAAGTCTGAGTATTCGTTGAAAGAATACTTGAGTGATGGTGAATTCAAATCATACGACGAGTTGAAAGATCGTTTGACTAAAGTGTTGGGTGAAGCAAAACCAAAAACTACAGTTGAACAAGCAAGGTCTGCACCAAAAGCACCAGTTGTTGAACCAGACTTGAGTGAGACTGAAGATGATGATTTGTCTTATTTCTCTAAACTTGCAGAAGAAGATTAAAACAGACTAGACGGTCGAGTTTTTACCCCGCCATGTGCGGGGTTTTTGCTTTATACATATCGAACAAATGTTTTTTGAATTCTATTCAATGTCATATCTTGATTTCTTACTGCTGCCGAATCAAAGGTGAACGTTTGATCTGTACCATTAGTATTAATTACTTTTGAATTATTCAGTGAAATAGGTTGTGGTGCTGCCTGAACATCATTTTGCATCGAATTATTTTCATTCATTGCACTTGACATTCTATCACCAAGTGCATTAGACATAGGCATAGGTAAAGGTTTTGATGGTCTACTATCATTATCTTGTAGATTGACTCCTGCAGGTAATGGTTTATTTTCTGGTGCGGCAGCAGGTGCAGCGGTCGGAGTTTCTTTTGATGATTCGGCCGTTGGTGGTGCCGCGGGTGTGGCCTTCTTCTTACCATACTCTAGAGCCTCATCTGCAAGTTTTTTACTTATTCTTTCTTTTCCAAATCCTAAAAATCCTGTGTCTTTCTTAGTGGCAAGATAAACACCACCTTCATCAACTTCATAACCTTTACCTTTTAAGTATTCTGCTGCATATGCACTAGTGCGATCTTCAACATCCATTTGTTTCAATGCATCTTTTGCTTTTTGTGATCCTTTGCCTGCTGCTGCTTTAAGTTCTTTTCTGGTCTCATCTCTTGCGTCCGAAAACTTCATAGGTTCTTGAAATTCAGCACCTAAAGCAGATTGTGCAGCAGGACGTTTCATAATTTCTGTAGTGGTTGTACCTATATCACCTTCTTTCGCAGCAGTTTCAATTTTTTTCTCAACTTCCGATGTTAGATATAATGACGATGCTATTGAAGCCGCGGCGATGAAACCTGGAGATGATAATATTCTAGTTAACCAAGATGCCTTATCGATGCTACCAAGAGCATTTTCAATGGCCTTATTAATCATATCAGCAATATCAAATCCTTTACTTTCTGCTTTTGGTTGAGCAGAAACAGTACCGCCAGTTATTCCTAATAATGCTTCAATAAATTCTTTGTGACGACGAGCGGCTTCTTCTTTTCTTTCACCTTCAAAATTCTTTTCGAGTTCCATTTGAAGTTTTTTATCCTCATATGATTTTCTCAATAACGAAAATAATTTTGCAGCAACATCTGATACGGAATCATTCTTGCGAAGTGGTAATGGTCTGCTACCTGCACCAATGGTAGTGTTTAATGGATTTTTGTTTTTACCTTTTTTAGTCACTACATCATATGATTTTTTCTCATCTTTTGTATTTTCTTTAGGTTCTTTTTTTTCCATTCCAGTAAAATATTCAAGATCCTTTTGATCACGACCAAATGTTTTACCATATAGTGCTGCACCCAGGTTACCACCAATAGATTTTGCCATGTTCATAGGATCAAATTTTTCTTTGATTCCTGTGCCAATTGCTTTTATTTTGTCAGTAACACCACCTTTAAATGATTCACCAATACCTTTACCTTCAACTAGATTTTTTGCAATCAAATCACCAATAGATGTTTTTCTTATGGCCTCTGCTTTACCGTACTCATGTTCCTTACGTTTTTCTTTTTTATTTTTTGCTTTACCTTTAGAATCTTCTTCAGATTCATATACTTTAGGCGATTCAGGTAATACATCTTTATCACTTGGTTTACCTAATGTTAGTCTTTCTGTTTTACTTGCTGCACGACCAAGACCACCTTTTGAACCAAGAACATACCAGTAACCTTTACCACTAAAGGCATTAGGGTCCCATGCAAAAACTATACTATTTAATTTTTTAGTAACCATTTTTTAAAATCCAGTTTGTTCTTGTATCAGTGCGGGGCCAGTAACACCATCTTTTTTCGTTATGTTGTTTGTTACTGTTCCTGGTTTGTTTATCACTGTTAATTGTTTATTTAATATAATTGTATCTGGTGCTTGATTATTTTGTTTCTTTGCATCTGAGACAGAAACAGAACCAGAATCCACTTTACTTCCCATTTCGTTTGCTTTTGGTGCCGGTGTGGAACTTACTTGGTCAGAAGAACCAGACGCATGAACCACACCACCTTTTCTATTTACCCGCTTTGCTAGTATCGATTCAAAATCTTTTACTCTAATTTCATATAATTCTGGATTATCTTTACCTGGTGCTTTGTATCCAGCATCAATTATTGCTTTTGCAACTGTAATATCTTTTCCTGATTGTACTGCCTTATAAACCGCAGTAGCACCACCAGGACCAACATAGTGTGCCATATATTCATAACCAGGAGTAATTGGAACATTATTTTTTTTGAGTATGGCCAGTGTTTCGCCTCTAAGTGATTGATAAAGTTTTTCTTGTGTATTTTTATCAAATTTTGTAGTTTTAATATCAAGACCTAATTTTTTTACATGGTCATCTAGTGTGGCTTTAACGAATTGATAGGCACCAACTGCACTCCCACCACCTGACTTTATTCTTGCCTGTTGGAATCTTGAAACTTCTTCTAATGTCATTTCTGTTAATTTTTTTTCAGTTCCTAAATTTGCTTTTGACCATTCTTCAGGTGTAATATATTTTTGACTTGTTACTTTATTGTTTTTATCTCTTTTTTCTCCAAATGTAATATCATAATTACCACCAGATTCTGCGGCACCAACACCTGTTGTTGCAGTCGCAACAGCAGCACCAACTGCAACAGTCGCAAGCGCTCTACCTGCTGTTACACCTGCTGCTGGTGGCGCTGCCGGTGTTGAAGTTTTTCCTGGTTTTACATTTCTAGTAGCACCTTTTGGTTTTGTTCCTTTAGGTGTTGTGGTTTTCTTTGCCGTTTTTCCTTTACCCGAAACTTTTTCTGTTTTTTTAGAAGTAGGTTTTTCTTTACCTTCAGTTTCTTCTTTAATTTTTTTTACTTCATCTTTTTCTTTTTTTGTTTTATTTGTTAATATATCAATAATTTCTTCGTGTCTTTTTTTCTCATCGTCCTCTGCTAATTTTTTATTAGTGTGCATCAATTCATCATGTATTTTTTCTTCCTCAGTGTGACCTTTTATTAATTCGTAGAGTTTACCAAAAACATCTGCAAGACCATCTCT